GTTTCCATCATCTTCTAATATAACCACATTATTATTATATACAAACGGACTAGAAAAAACTGCACTTATATAAGATGCTTTATGTGATCTAGTCAATTCTGGATAATCTTTTTGTAGGGGGAAATTGAATTGCACATCAAAATTTTGCACCTTGTTCAACAACGGTGTATATTTGCGCATTGCAAGAACTTCAGTTTCATTGCTTATGATACTTGATGCTGAATCGTCAATAGCTTCTACAAATTTTGAATATCTAAAACTTGTTTTAAAATCATCAAGGTAAGTATTGTTAAATGTTGTGATAGAATCAAGAACAATAGATTCAACGTCGCCCACGTTCAATGCGGTAATATTGATATTGTACTTTACATTAGTTGTAACAGCTAAGTATAAGAAATCAGGGTCAATAAAGATAGGATCAATCGACAATGCTGTTCTTGGTTTTAAGAAGTTATAATACTCAACCTTTTTAGATTCTGGAATACCGTCAACATCTTCCAAATCGACAGCAACAAATACCTTTCCATATTGAGGAGGATCTGCATCTTCACCCCCATAAGCAGACACGGCATTTATTTCTGGAAAATTTATTCTAAGAAGATTTTCATAATCCTCAGTTGTAATGGCGCGTTCTTGTGTTGTAAAGTGTCTAGGAGCATTATATTTGATAGAATCGTTTGATTCAGAAATTGCCCCACCTGCAGCAGCTGTAATAGTTTCAACTGTAACATTAGCATATCCGCCAATTGATCCATCAGCGTTAAATCTAAATGCCCCGTTAGGTAGTTCACCGTTTGTTACGCGATAATCTGCTAAAATTATAGCATTTTCTTTTGGTCTACGGCCAATAACATCATCACCAAAAATTATTTCATAGCGCTCATTAGATGCTGCTTGCAAGAAAAATATTTGTGAGTTTGATTGGTGTCCGAATAATGACGTTGCTTTTGTATATGTGAGTGTGTTAGACCCGCTATCTTCAATAACTAGCAATGTTATGCTATTTGTGTCTATTGTTGGATTATTCAATATAAACCTATTGTTAGCATTGTATGTGAAATTTTCTGTCACATAAACACCTTCAAATATCTCAACATTGTTGGCAGTAAGTATGCCTAATCCTGTAGCTATAATATTCTTGTCTGTTGAAAAAGAAAACCCATTGCTTCCTATTCTAGAAGTAAATGTTGTTCCTTTAGGAATAATAACAGATACAGCGTCTTGTGTTCCTGTATCAATAGAAATATCAATAACTGCTTTAGAAGATCTAAAAGATCTAGGTGTGTAATTCAATTCTTTGGCATGAGAAATAATGCTATCTCGCAATTTAGCAGAATCCAAAAACATTTCATTGCCTATCATGTTCATATAGAAGGCATTGTAATAAGTATTATATGCTAAAATATCTAAAAGAACAGAAATATTTGGTCCATCAAAATCATAGTCATTGAATTGACTTTGACTTTGTAGATAAGTCTTTAAAGACGTTTTATATGAATTGAAATCTAATTCTGTTAGATTCAAAGAATTATTTGCCATTTGTTATCTCAATCTATTAAGCGTGAAATTCAACGCTTGAGCATTTGGATTGTTGTTTACATAAAAATATATGGAAACAGTATATGCATTATCATCTATTTGTCCACTCACAACTACATCAATAAGTTGAGCACGTGGTTCATAATTTTCTATAGTTTCTGTAATAGATTTTTTTATTAAAAATTCTGTTTCAGGTGAAATAAGTTCAAATAGATATGCTCTTAAATTGGAGCCTATGTTAGGCTGAAACAATCTCTCATATTTATTGGTCAAGACAAGATTGCGAATTGAACTTTTAACAGCATCGGAATCTACATAACGAACTAATTGCTTAGAATCTGGATGTGGATCCAGATTCATATAAAAATCGCTATATCTTACATCATTAAATGCATCTGCTGGTCTATATGCATCTCTTCTTGTTATATTTGCCATGTTATCCTGCGAATACGTTGGTTGAACCTGTTATTATTCTAGCACTGCAAGAATGAGTATCACCCAATCTTCCTAGTGGTTTTCCATTGACAAATACCGTTGCTGAACCTGTAGAAAGAGGAGTAGGATAAACTGCACATCCTGGATGTGGATGCGGTCTGCATAAATCACCAACCCTTACAGCACCTATACTATTAACAAAAACGTCTGATGAGCATTGGTTGGTTGCAGTGATAATAGGCGAAGCATCACAATTATCTCCACCTATTGCAGGATGAACTGTGTGAACAGAATCAACTCCTACTCCTCTAGCAACATTTTTCATATAGGAAATATATTTCTTATGTTATTACTTACATTTAACTTATTTATTGATGTTCTTATAAATTCATCTGTAGAAACCAAACTATTCAAACCTGTATTATCATAAGCAGATCTTGCATTGTTCATTATGGTTTCTAGCTGAGATTTTGTAACTGAATCTATATTCATTGTACTCTTTCCGCCCAATGTAGAAGTCAATCCTGCTACATTTACAGTTGAAGGTAAGTTGCCTATTACACTTTTAACTTGATCTTGCAATGCAGTTGATATTTTAGATGCTTGTAATGTGCTAGTCAAACTCTGTTTGAATTCATCTAATACATTAGACCCAAGCCCACTCAAATCAAAATCAAGATTTGAGTTGAACAATGAACTATACTGCTCAGAAAATTTATCATATAAAGCTGTTGGATCTGAACCCACAAATTCTTCTAATCCAGCAATATCTTCTAATGCAGCAAAATCACCTGTTGCAAAATCTCCAATCATTCCCTTCAATGCGCCAATATTACCCGTGTCTACAGCATTCTTTATTCCTAATGTAGCATCCTTAATTTTTCCTTGTGCAATTTCAGAAGTGGTTGTTCCAAATGCAGGATTCAAATCAATTCTAGGTGCTTTTAGAGTTATCAAACTTTTACTTTGCAATGTCATAGGTGCTGTAGATTTCAATGTCAAAGAACTCTTTGTTTCACCATTGATGTGCCCTTTAGCAGTCAAATCGACGTTACCTTTAACATCTACCTTTGCATTGCCTTCTACCACTATATTCAAATTGCCTTTGATATAAACTTGTTTGTTCTTGACAATTATTTCATAATCATCATCTACAGTTTTTGAAACGCGGCGGCCCTTCTTGTTTATTTCTGTATATGTTCCTGTTCTATGATATAAATGAATTCTTTCTTGGCCAGGTGTATCATCTATTTCTATTTCATGTCCTGATTTTGTGCTTATAACTTTATTGTATGGATATTTTGCTGCGTATGCTGATTCAGGCTCTGGGCCGACGCGCTTTTTCTTTATTTTATTTTGTTCTCTAGCCAAAAGAGAAACATCATGATTTTTTACATTTTTGCCAGGAATTTTATTGAAGGTGAACAACACAACAGGATATTGATATTCAGTTCCATCAATAAAAAATCCATATACTTGTGAACCCACCTCAATTCCTGTAGGTGATATTCCTATTTGTCTATAGCTGGCAGATATTGCAGGCATAGCCAATGTAGCCCATGGTAATTCATCATTAGGAATCTCTTCTGTCAGATTAAATATTTGAACTCTGACACGACCCAACATCTCGGGATCTGCTACATCAACAACTTCACCAAAAAAGGTTACCATATTCATCCTCGCACCACAAACGATCCGTTTAATATTTCTAATGAATTATAATATTCTTGCTTAGATCCAAACATTATGTTATGTCTTACTTTAGAAATCAAATAATTGCCAGATTGTAAATTGTCATCTGCTGTTTTTGATTTAGAATATGCTGTTGTTTTGGGCAAGTTCAATTCTATAACGTCACCTGTTGTTATAATACTGTCACCGTAAATTCTCATTCTAAATATATTTTGTGATAACATATTCATAAACAAATGCTCTATACCCACTGACTCAGCAACATGTGTTTCGGGTCGCGACCCATCAACAGGAACCAAAACAGTTTTGGTAGGCTTCTTCACTACCTTTTCCATAAAAGCTTGTGTGCTAATAGAAGCTGGATTGTCATTGGGTGATTTGAATTTTTCGAATTTTTCCGCAAATTTAGTTTTGACTTCACTTTTTTCACCTGTAAAGAAATCATATTTGTAGACTCTGTTTATAAATCCACCTTGTTGAATTTTCATCAATGAATTTACACTACTAGCATTTTCAATAGCTAAAGCATTTCTAAAATTTATGTTTCTAAGATCGCTGTTTACAGCAGTATCAAAGAAGAATCTTCTATCACCTATATTCTTTTTATTTGTATCAAACAATTGTTCTATTGTTATAAAATTGAATCCATATCGATTCTCAAAAAATACAAAAGCTTCAGACAAATTTCCTTTTGCGGAACTTGCTCGCATTCTTAACATATCGATGACTTGAAATGCTCTTTTCTTTACGATTAAAAGATCTTGAACTCCGAGAGTTCGTTCGACTAAAACTTCCTTGGATGTTTTTAAATATTCTTTGCAGATAGATTTAACCATCTGATGAATTTCTATACCTTGATATCTTCTATTAACCAGAGAAAACGTATCATATAAGATTTCTTCACTATTACCTTTAATAACAAATGTCTTGCCTGAATTATTGGGTGCATATTGTACTTGTTCAACAGAAGAAACAACAAACTTGAATCTAGTAGGTTTACCTTCATATCCTGGAGTGTAAAACTCTACCTCTACAAATTCTTCTCCTATCATAGGATAGGTATTTTTCAAATCAACTGGATCACTCAAAAGCAATTCAAAATGAATAACAGGACTAAATATACTTTCATATATGTCCATCTGATATGCTTGACCCAGCAAAGATAATCTATTGCTGCCATCAAATTTTATTATGTCTAGCTGTAATATTTTTATCGCAGCTGGATTTTCATATGAGGCCATATTATCTCAATGCTTCTCTGAATTTCTTTTCTAATTGTGTTTGATAATTCTTATCCAACAATACTAGATGTTTCAATTTTTCATTTCTTTCTAGTTCATAATCATGTGCTGTAACTTTAGACCAATAATTTTCTTCTGCTGTGTTTTCAAAGCTATATGATAATTCTGAAACTGAAGTTACGTTAGCCGAGGCATTAGTATATGAACTCGTTATTATAGAATTAGCTAAAAAATCCCCCTCCACATGTTGTATATGAATAACTGAACTATTAGCTGCTGTAACTTCTGCTATAGCATCATTTTGTGTTACTCTGTCTAATACAGCAAATGTATTATTAGCGTCCACAAGAGTTATTTGCAATTCTAAAATTTTATTTGTATTGACCGTCCAATCCTTTTCATCACGAACATAGTTGGAAACTTGATTATTATAACCTGTGTCAGGTCTCCAATATTTTTTCAAGTATGCGGGTAAAGCATTGTATCCAGATATGGTTAATGATTCATCATCTTCGACATAATTATTTCTATAATATAAAATCTTTTGTATAGCTTTCTGCAAAGATCCATACTTATTAACAATATAATTATCAAAATCTATTGCATTCAAAGGATATTCATAATACGGATCAATAATATCATTGGCAAGCATTATCGCCCAGTCATTTTCTGCATCGTCATAATATTGATGAGCAATCACATCCAATCTTTGTGTTTCTTTTAGAGTGTGAGAATAAAACAATGAAAAATTGCGACGAATATCTTCAGGTATATCAACTCTAGTTAGCAAGTTTTTTGCAATATAGTTATTGTATGTAACTGTAGGGAAATCTCTAAAATATTTCATTAGAATAAATCTCCTATCAATGATGCTGCTTCGCCCAAGATATTTTTAATCTTATTTGGACCAACATCAC